TAATAGGAGTTCGATTCTCCTTGGAGCCGCCAAGTTAGTATGCACGGTTCGTCTATCGGTTAGGACACTGGCCTTTCACGTCAGTAAGACGGGTTCGATTCCCGTACCGTGTACCAAGTTATTCCGCAGTAGCTCAGTCGGTAGAGTAGATGACTGTTAATCATTTGGTCGGTGGTTCGAGCCCACCCTGTGGAGCCAAGTTTGGCGGGTTAGAGAAATAGTATCTCGGGAGTCTCATAAGCTCCAGTTGGTGGTGCGATTCCATCACCCGCAACCATTTTTGGGGGTTTAGCTCAGTTGGGAGAGCGTTTGCTTTGCAAGCAAAATGTCGCAGGTTCGATCCCTGTAACCTCCACCATTAGCCTTATAGCTCAGTTGGTTAGAGCAATGTGTTGATAACGCATAGGTCCTCTGTTCGAGTCAGAGTAAGGCTACCAATTTTTTAAAAAGGAGATCTGTCATGAATAGTGACAAGAGTGGCAAGATGATGGGACGTTAGCTCAGTTGGTAGAGCAGTAGACTTTTAATCTATTGGTCATTGGTTCGAATCCAATACGTCCTACCATATAAAAACACATTTGACTAAATTCGGGTTCATCCGTGATAAAGTAATTTACTATATCAAGTGTGTTTCTATATGGTATTACCATTGACGCTGGAATAGACAGCTATGGCTCATGATTTATTCTGTAGACGATATTAGGGTTGGGCTGTTCCTAATATGCCGGATGATAAAAACACGTAACCGGCTAGAATTTGGTAATATAGCATAGTGGCTAATGCAACTGCTTCATACGCAGTCTATCGCTGGTTCGAGTCCAGCTATTACCACCAAATTGTTGGCTCATGGTGAAATGGTATCACAACGGATTTTGATTCCGTCGTTCTTGGTTCGATCCCAAGTGGGCCTGCCATTGTTTAAGTTCGGTAGGAATAAATTCTTTTTCAATACGTTCGAATGAGTTTTTAAACTCTTTACAAGCAGAATAAGATTTTCGGGGACTAAATGGTTGCTCGCTGAGTTTGTATAAATTTAAGAATTCAGTATATTTGTCATTGTAGTCCATAAAGTATTTATGGTGTCTTTAGTGTAGTGGCCTGCACCCTGCTCTGTGAAAGCGGTAGTACCGGATCGATACCGGTAAGACACCCCAATTTAATGCCAGCGAGACTTGGAAGTCAGAGAGTCCTTATAAGACTTTTAGCGCCAGATTAGCGTTCTTGAGAGGGTTCGATCCCCTCCGCTGGTACCATGCAACTTTAGCTGATGTGGTCATAGCGGTGGTCTGAAGAACCATTGAACCAGGTTCGATTCCTGGAGGTTGCACCATTTTTTGTTTATAAATAAATTTATGGACAATAAAATGTTGTATCAAAAATTGAATGTAGAAAATTTTAGAGAGATTCAAAATGAAGCTATTGACTATGTCAAGCTGAAATATCCCGAATTATTGAGAGACGATATACTTACTGACGGATACTTCATTGTGTCTATTGAAAATTTTCCCATATTGAAATCTTTTTTGGATTCAAGGGTAACGAGTTGCATTGAAGAAATAGGACTAATATGTGTACCGCCCAAAACAGAAACTCTCAAGCATATAGACGGATTGAGAGAAGACAAAAATGATGAGTACATGAATAGAGTTAAACAAACTATAATTAATCATCCCGATTTTGCAAGTCTTAGTATTGATCAAAAAGACCTAGATAGATTGCCAAGCGCAATACAGTTTGCCATGATGGTTCCTATTCTAAATTATGAAACCACAGTTAACTATTGGTACAACAATAATGATGTAGGCGATGACGAAGAGGAGATACGTAATTACACTAGAGAAATATATCCTTATAGTTTTTTTGCATCTTATATAAGACCGCATGTACAATTAAAACATATTGCAAGTACCAACATAGATCGTATCACTTTTATTAAGACAGACACTATACATAATGTTTCTAATCAAGGTAGTAAAAATAGGTTAGCGTTTACTATAAAATTTGGATACCAAAAATATGGATCTTTGGAAGAAATGTTTAGACATCAGGATCTGATGTAAATCAAATATAGTTTTTCAAGACAGACCCCCGCTTTTGCCAAGATTGTGCGGTGAACAATCTGGCACTTTATAAGTAAAGTTATTAGTAGAGAGCACGAGGCATATAAACATTTCGTAAGAACAAGTATTTGCAACCTGGAAAGTTGCGGAGAAAAACATAGTTATAAACTATATGTGATAGTCTGAGAGGTTGAGTGTTTACAGCATAAGATACCTAATGTACTAAAATTTGCTCCATGTTTGCTAGACCAATAGAGCAGGACTGTAGATCCTGGGTAGCCATAGTTTCCTTAATCGGGACCAAAACTCTTAGTGCTTTCTACTAATACTTTTTAAAATAAACATGCCAACACAAGGATTTTTTTCTGTTCCAATATATCATGACATGATAGAGGGTAATATTTTTGATAAAATTCAAAAAGAATTTACTATAGTAGAAGAAGATTTGAATTCAAAAAAATTGTTCGCTTACAAAGAATATTGGCATCCTGGCACACATCAGATATCAGATACTACATTTACTAAAAATTTGTTGTTAGATTACAATTTAAAAACTTTTGAAAAAGAATTATCCAATCATGTAACAGCATACTTACAAAGTATCGATGCCCCAGCAGAACGATTTCAAGCATACAGAGTTATGCAATGTTGGATGACTAAAACAGGTAAAAATGAATATGCTCATTTACACAATCATGGTCGATGTGATATTTCTGGAGTATATTATTTTAAAACAAACGGAGTAGATGGTTCAATCGGATTTAGAAATCCTACCACTCAATTTTGGATGAGTTACTTTTTAGAACATCTAAAAGTAGATATTGTGCATAAGCCACACGAAGGAAAAATTATTTTATTTCCCGGTTGGCTAGATCATGATGTAAGTACTAATTACACCGATCATGAAAGAATAAGTATTAGTTTTAATATTAACTTTCAAAAACCAGATTTTTAACGCGGGTGTAGCTCAGCTGGTAGAGCGCCACGTTGCCAACGTGATTGTCGTCGGTTCGATTCCGATCACCCGCTCCACTCTTTTCGCCCCCATGGACAAATTGGTAAAGTCATCTCTCTCAAAAGGAGAAGTTCTCTCTGTTCGAATCAGAGTGGGGGTACCAAGTTTTTAGTGTATAATAGCATTAACTGGCTGTAGCACAATGGATAGTGCAGTAGCCTTCTAAGCTATTGATCCAGGTTCGATTCCTGGCAGCCGGACCATATATCGGCCTTTGGTGAAATGGATATCATCTCTGTCTTCGAAACAGAGGGTGTGGGTTCGATTCCTGCAAGGCCGGCCAATATATTTTAATAAGTACTAGTCAATAGAGGAAACTTAATGAATAGTATTTTAAATACAGCTCAAAATTTTGTATTAATTAAAGATATTTCAGCTTTTATCGACTTTGAGTCGCTTACTAAGCATGTATCCGAACAAACATACATACGCAATGTTAATAATAGTATTAGTGAAAATTTAAATTTGCTTGATACTGAAGAATTTACAAATACAAAACAATTTTTAATTTCTGAATGCATAAACTACTTGCAAAATACACATAAAATTTTTGTAGGTAAGAATTTTGAAGGTTTAGAAATTACTAATTCATGGTCTAATATAACTACAGCATCGGAATCACATCACGAGCATGTACACCCGTTCAGTGTAGTGAGTGGAGTACTATTTTTAGACGATAATCCTGCTAATTTAAAATTTACATTACAATCATATTGTCAAGATGTACCTTACTATTTGCCAAGTCTAACACCTAAAATAAGTTTAGAAGATATGATTGGTACAGATCATGGAAACTTGGTATATCATCTAGTACTGTTTTTATCGAACGTAGGTCACTCTGTAGGTGAATTACCGGATGATGCTAAACCAAGACGAAGTATATCGTTTAATACATTTTGGAAAGGTTTAGTTGGGTTTGAAAATAATCCTTTAGGCAATAAAATATTTTAAAAGTTGTTGACTCTAATGTATAAAGACAGTATAATAGTCACATACTAAGTAATTAGTAACGTTCTTTAAAAAATCAAAAGCAAATGCCCCGATGGTGGAATTGGTAGACACGCTGGTCTTAGAAGCCAGTACTTCGGTGTGCGAGTTCGAGTCTCGCTTGGGGCACCATATAAAAACACATTAAGCAACACCCGACATACTGGGATCGTAAGATGGCATTGCCCTTAGTGTGTTTCTATATGGAAATGTGGCAGAGTCCGGTTTATTGCAACAGTCTTGAAAACTGTCGACGGGCAACCGTCCGTGAGTTCAAATCTCACCGTTTCCGCCAAGTTATACTTGCTGAGTAGCTACACTGGAACACCGAAATACTTGTCAATGTCGACCATGTACAAGGACCGGCCAGGAAGAGAAGGGCTATCGTGGATTCAAGCGCCACAGCAAGTACCAATCAATGTCTCCCTAGTGTAATGGCAGCATACCAGTCTCCAAAACTGTTGGTCGGGGTTCAAATCCCTGGGGGGATGCCAAGATTAAATTGCGAGTGTGGTGAAATAGGTAGACACAACAGACTTAAAATCTGTCGGGCGCAAGTCCATGCCGGTTCGATTCCGGCCATTCGCACCAGTTAGTTAGTATAAGTAAAATACCGCACGGAGCGGTGGCCGAACGGTAAGGCAGCGGATTGCTAATCCGTACAACGTGTAATAGCGTTGACTGGGTTCGACTCCCAGTCGCTCCGCCAAGTTATATAAAAGGAAAGTTATGTTAAAACCAAGTAAGACATTTAAGTTTGCAAAATCATACAAACGTATGCTTGCATTAATGAAAGGATCTACAGCAGAACAGCGTAATCAATTTAAACGTATGATGATCGATGCTCAATTATGTAGCGAAGTCGTTATTAAGCCTGAGAAGAAAGATCGAGCACCTCGTGGAACCAGTAACTATCAAGTTAGTGAAACTAGTGCAGTAAACGTAGAATAAAATTTGCCCCTTTAGCTCATCTGGTAGAGCAACTGATTTGTAATCAGTAGGTGGTCTGTTCGAGTCGGACAAGGGGCACCAAAATCCCGGTTACACTTTTCCGAGAATAAAGTGGGTAGGAGGTTACCATATCCTCCGGGCACTCACGGAAATGGCCTTAGAGATCCGCTATATGGATGACTTAAAACTATCGTGGGTTAGGACTATCAACCTAGCCAGAAGAAGAAATGATATGGACAGAGTAACAGCTCGGTCTAGGGCTCCTGTGGTGGGAGTAGCTAGACACTAATTTTTAAATTATGCGCGAACATACATTAAATTCACAAAATCCATTTATCAGAGGATATTACATAGATACTAAACTATGTGATGATATATATACGGAATCTGAAAATAATTTAGAGAGATTCAAGTCAGGCATAAAAACATATAAGAATTCAGAACTAGCAGAGTTTTCGTCTGATATAAAATCTAGATATATTAGTGAATTGGCAACAGCTTTGAACAAATATAAAACAGAATTTGCTCCTACATTAGATATGCATTTAGCAAAATGGATGTTGTTTCCAGATGTTAAAGTTCAAAGATATGACGCTGGAAAATACTATAAAGGATGGCATTGCGAACAAAATGGTTTTAAACATATTATCAATCGTCATTTAGTTTACATGACTTATTTGAATGATATAGAAGAAGGTGGCGGCACTGAATTTTTGTATCAAAATTTACAAGTAAAACCTGAAAAAGGTTTAACTTTGATTTGGCCAGCCGACTGGACTCACATGCATCAAGGCATGCCATGTGACAATGAAGTAAAATACATAATTACAGGATGGTTTGTTTATGACACATCTGAATGGTAAGATATGCGGGGTTAGTTTAATGGTAAAACAGCAGATTTCCAATCTTCGGTCGAGAGTTCGATTCTCTCACTCCGCTCCAATAATAAAAGGTTTATATGCTTTGGTTTGAAGCGCCTAATCGTCCACAAGCATGGACTTATACTGTAGTAAAGGCAATTGACAATAATTTAATTTCTAGTGTAGAAAATTATGCCAATTTGAATCCTGAAAAATTACAATCAGCTGCTGTTCAAAATAACAGAGAACAAGGTGAAAAACGCAACCTTGACATTACATCTCGAATAACTGACATAATGTGGTTAGACGACATGCAATTATTTAAAGAATTATATGATAGGATTATTGATGTAGCATTAACTGTTAATTTTCAAAATTTTAAATATAGTGTTAGTTACTTAGAACCATTACAATATAGCGTATATCGAAGCGAAGATTTAGGAAATTATGATGTACATTGTGATAGTACATTAAGAGATCCTACAGGATTTAATAGAAAAATTTCATTTAGTATTTTATTAAATGATCCAAGTGAGTACGAAGGCGGCGAATTAAAATTTCATTATTTAAAAGATCCTGCTGTAGTAGAATTAAATAAAGGCGACATGGTTTTATTCCCATCATTCATTCCTCACAGTGTAGCACCTGTTACTAAAGGTGTTAGACGTAGTTTAGTAGGATGGATATGCGGACCAAACTTTGTCTAAGAATATCGGAGTGTAGCACAGCCTGGTAGTGCGCCTGGTTTGGGACCAGGAGGTCCAAGGTTCGAATCCTTGTACTCCGACCAATTGTAGAGTGTTTAATGGAAACAAAGATTCTTTTTATCAGTTTGCTTTCTAAATCTAATTTAGATGTCGACAATAGCATTTTAGAAAAACTCACTTATGATTTGAGTCAATCGGACTCTGGTGTGTTTTCAAGCAATGAAGGTGGTTGGCAAAGTAAATTAATACAAGATAGGATTGAATTGCAACCATTGATAGATCAAGTTGATACTAAACTTGTTGAATTATATAGTAGTTTGGGATTCTCTAACAAGTTTAAACCTGTAGTAGGACAAGCATGGATAAATTTAAATCGCCCAGGCGATTATAATAAAACTCATACTCATCCTAATTCTTTTTTTACAGGTGTATATTATGTTAAAGCTGAACCAGCATCTGGTGCAATTGAATTCTTGCATCCAGTAAGAGAGCATAACTATACTATATCAAATTCAACAGTAGTACAACATAATAATTACAATAGCGGAACGCATTGGGAACATCCTGAAGTGGGATCATGTTTGATATTTTCACCTTGGATGATGCACAGCGTTCAGCCCAATCGTAGCGGTGCTGATAGGATTAGCATTGCATTTAATTGCTACTTAGATGAAATTGGAGAACATAATGGCAGGTGAAGCAGGAAAAGGAAGTCGTCCACGTCCGTATAGTGTGGATCAAAATACGTTTAGTAACAACTGGGATAAAATTTTTAAAAAGGAAAAAGAAAATGAGAGCAAGCCACATACTAGTACCAACACTGATCGAAGCAGTAAACCTAAAAAATCAAATAAGTGAAGGTGCCGATTTTGCGCAACTAGCCGCACAACACAGCAAGTGTCCGAGCGGTCGCAACGGCGGAGATCTAGGAGAATTCGGACCAGGTGCAATGGTTAAACCATTTGAAGATGCTACAGTTGCAACAGCCGTAGGCAGTGTCAGTGAGCCTGTACAAACACAGTTTGGTTATCACATTATTAAACGTACAGCATGATACCCGTAATCGACCAAGATAGCATATTTAAAAAATTCGATTTCAGCAGTGTAATCACATCTGATGATACAAAGTATGCTATAAACACTATACAACAAATCATCAATAGTGGTAAGTATTTTAAAAATAGTCCGCTGTTTCAAACAGAGGAAAATTTATTTAAAATACAAGATCCAGTTTGGTTAAAATACCGCATGAGTTTTTTAATGAGTGTGTTTATGTATCTTGGTCGAGAAGTTCAAGTTAGTGATATGATGGCATGGAGTTTCATGACTAATTTGGCAGGGCAGCAAGATCGAGACAATCTGTGGCATCATCATGCACAGGATGTAAAAGAAGGTAGCATTGTAAAAAAAATGAGTGGAATTATGTATTTGCATATTCCTGAAGATGTTACTGATAGAGATACTTGCGGTACAGAAATGGCTCCAAACGGGCCTACTGGTGACGGCAAATTATTTGTACGCCCAAGCGAATATACTTGGTTAATTTACCCAAGTAAAATATGGCATCGTCCAGGTATTGTGCAAAGTAACAATTATAGATTTATTTTGGCTGCAGACGTGAAATATCGAGAATAGTGTTGACATTAGTCAATAAAGATTATATAATAAGTTTTTACAAAGGATATCATATGCCACAATATATCAGTCGCGGAACTCAACTCAATAACGATGCTTGTGTAAAACAAGCCGGCGGCAATAGGTTTAATCTTGTTATTATGGCAGCAGCACGTAGTCGTGAACTACGACGTCAAAATGCTAGTAGCCAAAAGTTTGAAGATGTTCATACTAATGTAACAGCCTTACTTGAATTTCAAAATGGAGAGATTGGTCCAGAATACATGAAGAAGATTAAATTTAACACTCCTCGCGATCGTGCTATTGATCGTAGTGGAAAATATTTGGGACGTTAATTCAGCGGTAGAAGGCTTCCTTTACACGGAAGAGGTCGGCAGTTCGAACCTGTCACGTCCTACCAAAATATAAAAATATGAATATTATACCAATTTTTTCAAACTTTGTTTCAACAGATAACTTAAATTTTAATAACGACGAACTAACAAAGTACGCCTACACAGTAATGGGTACAGATCCTGGAGTTTTTATTAGCAATGAGGGTGGTTGGCAAAGCAATGATGTTAGTTTAGCAGATGAAATGAAATTGTTCGTAACTACTATCGAAGAGCAGGCAAATACGCTTCATAAAGAAATCGGGCTTAACGATAAATTTAAACAAATTATTTCCAATGTGTGGATTAACATAAACAAACCATTGAATTATAATAAAGCTCATATGCATCCACATTCGTGCCTTTCGGGTGTATATTATGTAAAAGCAGAAGAACGTTCAGGATGCATAGAAATGTTGAATCCTGTAACTTCTTTTTATCATACAATTCCAACAGATGCAATTGGTAAGCCCGGATCATTTAATTCACAACTGTGTACATTACCGCCATCGCCTGGATTATTGATAATGTTTCCTTCTTGGTTGATGCACTATACACAACCTAATTTGAGTAAAGAAGATCGAATCAGTATTGCATTTAATACAATTTTAGTAGAAGCAGACGAATAAAATGTCCGTCGATTCTTATATAAAAGTTAAAAATTTAATTCCGCAGGATGTATGCAATAAGTTAATCACTGTGTGTGAAAGTAATACTAATTGGGAAATGCATAAATGGTATACTCCGTTTGACGACAGTGCAAAGAGTCGTCCGACACGCGAACTCGATGTACTTTATAATAATGAATCAATTGCGTTACAACCTATTTTAATAGATTGCATTACAAATTACTATGCGGAAACTGGTTTAGATGGGTTAATTACTCAATTTAGTCAACCTCGATTTAATAGATATAAAACAGGAACAGTGATGAGCGAACATACTGATTTAATTAGGCGACATCAAGATGATGGTATTCCGGTGCTAAGTATTGTAGGATCATTGAATGATGACTACGAAGGCGGAGAATTTATAATGAACGATCGAGTTATAAATTTAAATCAAGGTGATGTGTTAGTATTTCCTTCAACTTTCTTATATCGTCATAGAGTCGAAGAAGTTACCAAAGGTACACGATATTCTTTTGTATCGTGGGCTTATTGAAATAGATATGCTACGGTGGCAGAGTGGCCCAATGCAGCGGATTGCAAATCCGTAAAACCGGGGGTTCAAATCCCTCCCGTAGCTCCATGTTGTATTTAAACAACACTTTGAAACCCAGTTGACTGGGTTTCTTTTTGATGCTATAATATACAAATACTAACAAAACAGGAGCAGAAAATGGCATTTAAGATTTTAGGTAAAACAGCGGACTTGTATCAAGGCTATGGTCCTTTGCCTAAACTTGAAGGGCCATTTTTAGTTAACGGACGTATATTATATTACGATCCAAAAGAAGGCAAGTACTGGGATCCAAAGACAGATTTCTATGTGCCGCATGATGAATATTTTAGAATAGTAGGTTTGATGTGATAGAAGTAGTTTACGACAACATGTCGAAAGAATTTGAAGACTTGACTCAAGCAATGGCGTGGGCTAAGGTATTGGGTGAGTTTGTTACTATTCGAATTAATGGTATGGAACTTGTAGGTAAGTTTGGAGCAGATAGCGTTAAAGACGGTAAGTGTCCAGATGGTGTTGATTACAGTTGGAAGAAACGGAGACTATAATGGAAAAATTAGTGCGTGATGGAAAAGTAGCAGTAATTTATAGCCCAGGGTTTGGCGCAGGTTGGTATACTTGGAATTATTCAGAATACGGACACGAGTTGATGTTTGATCCTGTGTTGGCTGACTATGTAGACGAAGGCAAAATAGCAGAAGCAGAAAGTTATATTGCCATGCGTTTTCCAGAAGCCTATGCAGGTGGAGTGGCTGATTTAGTTGTTAAATGGATTCCTGTAGGAACAGCTTTTCGTATTCATGAATACGATGGAAGCGAAAGTATTGAAATCAAAGAAGAAATGGATTGGGTAGTAGCATGAAAATTAAGTTTGATCGAGACACAATGCCCGATGAATTGTACAATGCGCTGTTACAACACTTTGTAAATGAAGCGGTTGGGTTAGGTGTAGAAGTAAACAAATTTACCCAGTTTGATAATTGGGTGATTGAATGTGAGGTTAATGAAAAAGCCTCCGTTCATTAAAAAGGAGGCAATTATGCCAAGCGTATTTTTAGTTAGCGATACACACTTCGGCCATGCCGGTGTATGTCGCTTTACTCGTAACGATGGTGTTACAAAACTCCGTCCATGGACTGATCCAGATGAAATGGACGAAGCAATGGTTAAGGCGTGGAACGAACGGGTAAAGCCCACTGACAAGGTCTATCACTTGGGCGATGTTGTCATCAATCGTAAAGCGTTAGCAATTATGCACAGACTTAACGGCGACAAGGTTTTAATTCGTGGTAATCACGATATCTTTAAGGATGAGGACTATCGTGCTTACTTTAGAGAACTTAGAGCTTATCACGTTATGAACGGTATGATCCTTAGCCATATTCCTGTTCACGCAGAAAGTCTTGGACGTTTTGGTGTTAACATTCACGGACACTTACACGCAAAT